TGCCACAGACATTGTTGAAAACAAATTTCAATTACTCTTCGGGGTTTCCCCACCCGAGACTGTTTTTGTTTAAGGTTTGGTTTTGACGTGTCCTTTTAGGGGACTGCGCCAGTCTCCGAACTTGCCTTAGGAAGGCAGGTTCTAGTAAAGTATTCCTACGAATAATAAAAATCATTCGCTTGATGGTCAGCGAAGCCAGGAGGGCTTCAAACCATTAGGATCTTTAGTGTTTTTGGAGGATGAATTGTTCCGGATTGAACCGGATATATCCACGAACACCAGGCGTGACCGAACACTGAGAGAATTTTCACGTTCTCTCGCACTCAATCAACTGGTGATGGTAAACCAGTTTGGTATTAACTTAATTGTTGATACCTTTCGCCTTCAGAAGAAGGCGGAGTCTGTTTCCGGACTTTCTCAGAGAGATCGACACCATTTAATTAAAGACTGTAAAACCTTTCGTTCTTTGACGAAGGCGCAGCAGCTTTCTATATTGCAAAAATTAAGAAAGTCTTATGCTGACAAGTCATTATTTGGTTGGTCTCATGGGAGTGTCCGTTTTCAGGCTGTTCGCAACTTTAATCGTTTCAGGCACTGCTTAGGATTAGCAGATGCTGTTTCGTTGGCTGTGGAAAACTTTAATCATAAGGTTTTCCTTCCAGCAATCAGGTCTCATACAAAGGATCTTTTCCATGGTGGTTTTTCCCATGGAAAGTTATCTACCTACGTTGACGACTCTCGAGGTTATCCTCAGATTCGTTTCCGTGTAAGGAAGAAGTCTTTGTCTAATGACGATGTTCTATACCGTCTCTGTCTTCACTATCTTAGGGTTTTCCCGAAAGATTTGAGTGAAGCTGAGTACGTTAAGTTGATCAAGGTGTCCCTTGCGGGAGCATTTTCTCAACAAATGGAACAGGATCAGATTCCTGAGTTTTCACGTTGTTCTATACCTCTTTTTCCGGCTTGTACCCAATCTAGATTGGACAAGTCTTTTAAGAATCATAAGAAAAGGAGAGCTCAATTCTATCACAATCTTCAACAGTCGAAGGCACTTTGTGCTCCGGTTGGAGAAGAAATGATAGAACAAGCATATGAGAAGCATGAAGCTTCTCTTTGCCGAGCCTCCAGCGAATGTTTACCCTTAGATCAAGAACTTTATCAAGATCTGAAGGAATATGGTCGTAAAGTTGGATCTCAAGTGAAACACTTGTATGATCCTTTTAAGACTTCACTACCTAACACTCGCGCTTGTTTGGAGAAAGGACGTCGAGATGGAGGGAACCTTTCTGCTTTAGAGCAGGATGGAACCATCCAGAGAGACCAGGGCAACCCGGCTCTCAATCTCGACACGGTGAATCAGCCTAGACCCGAACCCCTAGTAATAGGTTTGTTCGGAAGTCCAGGTTCAGGTAAGACAACAGCAGTTTCTGCTCTTGTTGATCACCTTAGATCACACCTTTGTCCAAAGATTCAAAGAGAGGATTTCGTATATATGCGCTCCTGTAATACCGCCCATTGGGATGGTTATCATGGTCAACCTGTCGTCGTCTTAGATGACTTCGGACAAGACCTTAAAGATAACTCCGATATTTCAGAATTTATGTCTCTCATTTCATTGAATGACTATGTTCTACCTATGGCAGAATTGAAAGAGAAGGGAACTAAGTTCACTTCTCCTATCGTCATAGTGACTTCGAATAGGGCCTTTGGGACCCAGTTAGTAATTGATGGCTCGAATAGCCGTCTTATAGAAGAACCTCTCGCTTTATGGCGGAGATTCGACTTAACTTTCTTAGTCGAAAGAGATAAGCATATTACAGTTTTTAAAGAACTTCTATTACCTTGTGAATGGAATAAAAACATCCAACTGAAAACGAAACATACATATGGACGTGATTTTCATACGCACAACATTCTTCATTCAGGCTTTACGGCCTTAGAAGAAAGTCGATTGGGAGAGACTCATACTTTCTTTGAAGTTCTTCAACTCCTTAAGGAGAAGTTGAACCAGAAGTTAGATTATCACTCTAGGGTTTTCCACAATACGTGGTCCCAGAGGATTGGGTCTTATTATATCCGCTTTGAGAAAGA